TGAAGCCAAGAGTACTAATATGGTTGATTTTACATACAACTCTATAGAACTTATTGAATCTTTTTTTAGATTTGCCTATAAATTTTCTAAAACTGGATCAATAGTTGCGGCTTTACTTGATAAAGATATTACTGCTCAATTTATTGAAGATACTAATGAAATTACACTTTCATTTCCCAGTGTTTATGTTGGTGATGATATGAATTTTGTTGATACTATAGCAGCTGATCGTATAAGTGCTAAGTCTTTTTTGGAAAAAATAAATGTTTTTATAATTAAAGGTGAAACTTTAGCAAAAAGCATGAAGACAAATACTTTATTTAAAGCTCGTATGAATGAAATGCGCATGATGAGAAGGAATTTACTTGTTGAAATGCAGTCTAAGAGACGCATGGCACCCATGGGAATTATTTTACATGGTTGTCCTGGGGTTGGTAAATCTTCCATACTTCAATGTATATATAAAGTACATGCACATACTACCAATAGGAAATATTCGGATGATCTTGTTTTTAATCGTGCTCCTAAGTCCAAGTATTGGACTGGTTATGACCCGATTATTCAACCAATCATCCATATTCCGGAAATAGGTAGTATGTCTGCTACTCAAGCTCAAAAAGGTGATGAATCATTAGAAGAGATGCTTCTCGTATGTGATAATGCACCTTACTGTCCTGATCAAGCTGCTATTGAAGATAAAGGTATACATTATGCTATTCCTGAACTTGTTTGTATTGATACAAATAATGCTGATATGAATTTAAATGTTTTGATGTCTGCCCCAGCAGCTGTTACGACGTTTTCTTTATATAGAAGCTACTGTTAAAGAAAAATATGTTATTGATGGTGGTGTTGGCTTAGATCCTAAGAAAATAGGTGATAAAGATGATAAATTAGATTTATGGGACTTTCGAATATATAGACAAATACCTATTGCCAGTGCTGGTAATACTACATCTAGCCAAGAGATCTACACTCATACAGATGGAAATTCTGTCTTTGACATAACTACTATGTGTATTTTATTAGATTTAGAATTTAAGAAACATAAAGCAAATCAGCTTAAATGTTACACTGCCAATGATATTGATATATCGAAATATTTATCTAAAGAAACTATTGTACAACCTGAATCAGAAATTATTGATGATGCTAGTAATTATTTTCTTTTGTCTATTATACCTGTATTTTTAACTATTATCCTTTTTTTAGCTCGAT